TTTTCCTGCTATCTGATTTGAAATTCCTGTGACAATTGAGGATGTTGTTGGTGAATTTAAATACGCATCAATCACCTGACTGTAAAAATCATTATTTTCTCCAAATGAAATAAAATCCTCCCTGGGATCTTCAATGATCTCTGGTGTTTGATATGCTGATAAATTTAAAACATGGAAATCGCTGTTATTCATAAACTAGATAATCATTTGTTTGTGTTGTGTTTGTTGTATAAATCCCAGCATTAACAGAATAATCAGAAACAGTTTGATTTGTAGCTAGGATTTTGTCTCGATATAAAACAGATCCGTCAGCTGTGTTTGTTATTTCAAGTAAATAAGAGCTGTCTCTTGTTTGATCTTGTTGCAGTGCTGCTGTGTAGGTGTAATAATAATCCACTCCTGTAAATGTGCTGACTGTTGCACTGTGGACCTCTTTGTTTTCTTCTTCGTTTTTAATACTCACTTTGAAAATATTTAAACCAGTTGGATTATATGATTTAGGAATTAAAAAAAGAGTGTTGTTTGTTTGTGTTCTGTCAATAACCTGCATAACTATTTCAATTTGAAAGTTCCGATTGCTGTGTTATATAATTTTTTTGATTTTAAAACCTTGAAAGCATCTTCAGTCAGTGCTTTTTTTACATCTTTTTCTGTTGCTTTATTCCACTCCAAAGAATCAAAAGGTTTAAATGTGTATTTTGTTTTTTCCATTATGTTTTGTTATATGTTTTGAAGGGAGCAGCAACCGCAAACTCCCAAACAAAACACAATTAATTTAACTGTTTGTTCCAGCAGTAACTGTGACAGTTGCTGAGGACATTCCTGCCAATGGATTGGCAGCAGTTGCTCCATTTATAAAGTCTGGACTTTCCGTTTCTTCTGACAAAAACTCAAGTTTATAGCCAGCCATGTCACCAAAATTTCCACCGCTTTCAATTGATGCTGATTCTAGTGAGCATCCGTTGATTTTTCCTAATAAAAAAGCATTTGAATTTCTATCAACTACAATTATGTGCGGACGGCCGTATGAAATCAAAGCGATTTCAGATCGGTCTTCTTTAGATAATTTAGGCAATGTTATTGATAAAGCAGTACTATAAAAACTTGTCCCATTTTCTTTTGAAGATGTGAGACTTGTTGTCATTGTATTTGCTGAACTATTTAGATCATATTTAAAAATTGTGAAAGATCCACTCATGTCAGATATTTCATCGGATGTTTCTGTGATTGTTCCTAACTCACCATGATTAGTTAAGTAAATCGCTGAAATCCCTCCGCTGATATCTTTACAGTTTATGGCCCTTCCTTTACTGAGATTGCACGCCATTCGTTTGATTTTTAGTAAGTTAGGGAGGTTTTACCCTCCCTTACTTGGATTATTAATTAAGAATATAAAACAACCTCAGAACCCTGAGCAATTGCGACACCAGCTGATCCTCTTAAAATCACTCGTGAATTTTGAGAACCGTCAATTGCAGACATGTCAATAATTGAAGCTTGATTTAATTCGCTGTAAAGAGAAGATCCAAAAATTAAGTTTTCTTTTGTTGAGGCCATCATGTCGGTTGATGTCATTCCTGGGCAATGTACAACAGGGATTCCATCAAAATAAAGTTCTTGTTGACCTGCGTACCATGTATTCATTTTTCCATCAAGTCCAACAGTTGCATTTGCTCCATTAACTGAACCAAATCCTCCAAGGCTTCTGATGTATGCTTGATAAATTGCAGTAGGAACAAAGATTGAAAGGCTTTCTTGACCATATACGGCAGTCGGTATCGCATCAACTAAACGGCCTAGCTCAGTAGTTACATTCGTAGCTGTAATTCCTGCTTTTGCAACATCAACAACATCAGCGTTTGCAGCTGCTAAAACTTCAAATCCATCAAAAGGAATGTTTGCACTTCCAGCTGATCCTGTCCATACAGCTGATTCCATTGCTGAAGCAGTTTTTGCAACAACATGCTCAAGAATAAAGTCGCCAAAAGTTTTTGGTAGACCAGATTTAATTCCTTTCATCTGTAAAGATTCCCAAGAACTTCTGTAATTTTTTGAACATAATTGAAGATTCACTTGAATCTCTGCTGGCTGCAATACAACTTCTGTTGTTGTTAGTGTTCCAGTAGCTGTGAAATCACAAGATCCTGGCTTGATTAAATTGCCATCTGAGTTTAAAACTTGGATGACTTCTTTAAATTGTATATTGTCTCTAATGTCGATTTTTCCAGATGCTAAAGTTTTTCCCGATAGCAAAGCTGCTGTTAAATAACCAGAAGCTGCTTTCCCTGCATATGTGGAATTAATAGTGTGCGTAGTTGGCATGTTTTTTTATTTTATTAATTATTATTGTAAATCATTTTTCTGATTCTACTCAAGTGAAGGCTTACATTTTCAGGTTGATTGTTTTGGTGAGATGCAAGCATTTCTGGATTATGAGCAATCGGCTCAACCTCTTCAACGCTCATTTCAATCTCCTCAACTTTTTCAACTTCTTTTGTTTCCTCTTCTTTGGATAGATCTTCTTTTTCAAGGATTGATTTCATTTCCTCGATCATTGCTTTTACTTCTTCAAGTTCTTGCTTAGTGGCGTATTCTTTGTCATCTTCAGCTGCTTCAACTTCTTCAGCTACTTCTTCAGGAGCTTCTTCTTTTTCAGCATCTTTGATTTCATCGATTACACCTTCATTTTTAACAACTAAAACTCTTGAATCTTCTAAAACATATTCACCTTCAGGGAGCGGAATTGACTCACCCTCTTCACCTTTAATGAATACATCACTGCCAATTTCAAAGTTTTCAGAAGTTATTTCAGTCCCGTTTTCAAGCTTCATGCTTTCAAGCTGAACTTTTTCCTCAGATAATTCTATTCCTAGAACATCTTTAATTTGGTTTAAAATTTCTGTCGCTTTCATTTATTAAATTGATTATAAACTATAAACGAATGAAAGTATCATAATCGGTCAAATTCATTAAACTTTTCCTACTCCCTGAGCGTGCATTTCACCAGTGCAACATTTAGGGTGATATCTTTTTTTATCTTTACACAAACAGCCTCTATTTCCGCTTTTAGGTGTTAATCTTGACAGTGATTTTGTTTTCTTATTTCGCATCTTTAATTATTTTTTTAATGCGTTCAATAAAATCATTAGCAGCAGCTTCTTCTTTTAGCGTGTTGTCTTTGGGTCTTTCTGTCATTTTTGAACTGAAATACGCTTCAATTGAAAATCCAGATATGTCATTATTTTTTACTTTTTCCCAGACTTCATCATTTGAACATTTTACAGAAATCATCCAGGTCCCGACAGGAACATCTAGGCCATAATGGCGAGATTTATCTTTTTCAGATTCTACAATCCAACTTTCAACAACAGTTAATCCTTGAAGATTAATGTCATGCTCAAGCGTGCTTTCTGATTGATTACCGTTTATAAAAAACATTTCAGAGGCTTTTCTAATTGTTTCCTTACTGAAAAAAATGTAATAATCTTCTGGATCTCCTTTTCTAAATATTGGTTTATTTGGTACTAATGCAGCTCCAAGCATTAACTTTTTTTCTTTGTCCTGCTCAGCAAATTTGAACTCTTGACTTTTTAATGCAATGAATGACTCCTCAATTGCTGGTGAAGAGACAACCGAAATTGCAGTTACCCCTAAATCTTCATTCTCTTCATCTAAAACTAATTCAACTATTTTCATATTTATTATTTATTATTTATCCGATTGATGCCTCTTCTATAATTGCTCGATCTAAAGCCTGTGATGTAGAAACATCACCACTCACCACAAAGGCCCTGGTTGGTGTTTTATCTTGATCGTTTATTGCTTGTGCGATTTGACTGCCTTGAGAACTTCCAACAACATTAAAAGCTGGGGGTGTTGAGACCTGAGCTCTTGGAGCACTAAGTGAAGCACCGCCACCACCAGCAGCTCCCATTTTTGCAGCGCTTCCTTTTGCAGCACTCACCGCTGATTTGATTGATGCAAATATTCCAGCAGCTTGAGCCGCAAATGCAATTAATAAAGGTACGTTTTGAGGATACCCAACTTTTGCTGTTGCTGCTGTCCCTCCTGCAATGTCAGCTCCTCCCTTTGCTGCAATTAATCCTAATTCAGTTAGTGTTGCTTTAGCTTTCATTATTTGCTCTTTAATAAGCATGGCCTGCTTTGCTATAAATAAAGCTCTTCCGATTTTTGTCTCAGATCCAGCTGCTGCAATGACAGTGTCTAAATTAGCGAGTGTCGCCTGTCGTATTTCTTCTTTTTGTTTAATTTCTTCTTCGTGAGCTTTTTTCTTGTCCTCATCTTCTTTAGCCTTTCGATCCGCTTCACCAGCAAAAAAATCTAAATCATCCTGTCTTTCTTTTTCTTTTAGATCTAAGCGTTCTTTTTCTAAAGAATTAATATTTGTAAGCTGTTCAGCTCTAAAGCCAGTCACAGCCGCCTCAACGTCTGCAATCTCTCTCTTTTTGTCAATTACTGCAATCTGAAGATCAAGGTTGTCTTTGTCTATTGCTAAAGCTGCCTCTGCTGCATCAAGCTGAGTTTGTGCTTGTGCTTTCATTGCCTTTTCTTGTTTGTCTAAAACAAGGCCAAGTTCTTTGTTGGCTGCAATCCTTTCATCAATTCCTAAAGAGACATCATCCCTGATTGCCCTTTGTAGCTCAGCCTCTTTGTCATATTGCTGAAGAAGTAAAGCATTTTGAGCCTCAGCGAGTTTTGACTGTTTATTTAATTGAGTTAAATTCTGTGCAGCCTTTAAAGTGTTTGATGAATAATCAGAAATAGATTTTGATGCGTTTTTTGCTGTGTCTGCTATTTTATCAAATGATCCATCAACACCAGTTACTGTGTCAACTAATTCTTTCCCTCCGTTTTTTGCTGCTTCAATTGCTCCTGTCCAATCTCCATCAATAGCTTTTTTAATTGCAGTTCCAAACAAACCAAATGCTTTAATACTACTATTAAAACGTTCAATGATATTTTTATAGATAGCATCGCCCAAATTTTTAATTGACTGCAAAGGATCATCAAATATTTGTTTAAAATAATTTGTAATCGGGCCTATGTTGTTTTCAATTAAACTAAAGAAATCATTAAAAACAATTTGAAGAGAGTTCATTGTAGTGTCAAAGAAATCAACAACCTTTTGATTTTTATTAAATATTTCCATGATCTTCTCAAACAGCACAGCTCCAAGTTTTAAAGCTCCTCCAGTTAAAACTGTTCCAATGCCTTTAAAAGCTTTTGCAAGTCCTTTAACTCCTTTAGTCGTTTTCTTAGACTCTTTTTCCAGCCGCTTCATTGCAGCTGCTGACCTTTTTTTGATTTCGATTAGTTCTGTTGTGACATCTTCTAGATCTTGTTTTAGTCTTCCAAACTCAGCTTTAAGATCAATCGTTATTTGTTCAGCCATTTTTTAATCTTGTTATTTTAAAAACTTCTTTAAAGTTTTCAGGGATTTTATTTTTGCCAAGAGCTATGTTAATACTCTCGCTTTTTATGTTGTTCTCTTTTGCTATCTCAAGCATTTCTAAAATTAATTTTATCATATCACTAAACTTGTTACATCAATTGAAACAATATTGCTGTCAATAGTCACCAGAGATCTGTCAATTGTCTCAGCTAGCTCATTGTCATTGTCTATAATTTTAAGATCGTTAACGACATTGATCAACTCTAAATCAGATAGCCCAGTTTCAAAATTTGTTTTGATTGAGTTTATTTTATATAAATTATCAAAGACAACAATTTTGTCCTGGAGCTTTAAATTTAAAATGATACTGATTGGCAAATAAGCTTTTACTTTTGTAAGCCTTCTGCTCAGATCAAATGTTTCAATTATGTAGTTTTTATAGTATTCATTGAAAAGTGTTTTGTTGAAAACTGTTCCAGTAAATTCATTTGGCTCGGATGAAAAATTTAAATTGTTTGAATCTGTCAAAGAGATCGAATTTGATGGTAAATAATAACTAGAAACAGATTGCTTTGATGATGCAGTAGGTAAAACTGCAATGCTGTTTCCTGTGTTTTTTACAGGATAAAACAAAAGCGGCTTTCCAATTGTGCTGTTTTTATCTTTATCAACAGACCACCCCCACTGAACAGATGTTGTTGAGGTTCCATCGTAAAGCCTTTCAAATTTTTGATGTTCAAAAGGAACTTTTACAGTGTAAGTTGTTCCATCAATTTTAGGTCCTGCATTATATTGTTCTTGACCCCATTCTTTGTAAAATCTTTGTTTGTGATCAGCTGCAAAAAAAGTGCTTGTCCCTTCATATTTAAAATCAATTTCTTTAAACGGAAGCAATGATTCAACTTGACTTGATTTTTTGTCTAAGTGTTTTGTTATGTCATAAGATTTGTCACTGCTAGCATAAAACTCATCTAAGCTCAAAACTTTTATTTCCTCAGTCTGCTCATCAAAATAAGCTGTCAGATTATGCATTTTAAAAATGCCTTGTAAAAAGTCTAAAACTTTAATGTCTGGAACCTGGTTTCCTGTAATAAAATTAAATTCCGATATAATGTTGCAAGACCCTGCAAAAGAAACGATGTCTTTGTCTAAGCCACCTCTTAATCTTTTGACTACTCCTGTTAAATTATAACTTGTCACTGATCCTGAGCTGATCTCAAACTGAAAAGTCCCTGATCCGACATCTAAAATTTCATCATATCCTAAAACCTGCTGATTCCCTGAAAGATTTTCTTTTCTTAAATAAATGACACCGTTTCGATATATGGTAAATGTGTATTCAGTTGAGGCTGTGACAATATTTAGTGACATTCTATAATCAAAAATCTGTCCTTGTGTTCCAAGTGAAATGTCAGAAGATGAAAAACCCATACCTAAAACAGCTGGAGCATTTACTGAACTAAAGCTTGGGACCATGTTGTTAAAAATTGATGATGAAAATTCACCATCTTCTTTAACTCCTCCCTTTTTTTTGTGGAGCCACATGTAAAGATTATAATAATTCGGATTTGTTTTATTAAAAAAATCACTGCTGAACTTTATACTTTTTGAAACATCATTTGGCCTGGTTGCTGTGTTGTAATAATGTTCAATCGCTTTAATTATTACATGAACTCGAATGGCTGGCTTTAATTGATCGTAAAGAACTCCATGGACATTTGATCCATAATGTAAATTAAACGTCCCTGTGGTGTCTTCTATGCTGCTGTAATAAAGCCTGTCAGTGTGAGTAATCAGTGGAACAATTAAAGCGTCATCAATTGTCTCTCCTAGATAAACATCTTTTCCATCCTGGAGATAGCTAATTACATTTGTTGAATTATATTCAAATTGTAATTCATCTTTTGATAGAAAATCTAATGTGCTAAGTTTATCATTGCCAATCACATCTTTTAAATTAACAGTGTTTCCAAAAAATGTAATTTTATATGATGACCCTTTGTTGTTTTCAAGATCAGCACTTTGTAGTTTTATTTTACCTTTTTTAAATAGCTTATAATTTAAATGGATCTCTGCATCCTTTTTTGTTCTAGCATCAAAGCCTTGGATTGAGCTATTGTAAAAATGCTTAAATATTTTATTATTCTGTTTTGAACATGGAACTTTAAAGCTTTTTGAATAGTCAGCAAATATTTTTGAGAAATCAGTCACATTTTGAATCGTTTGAGTCAATGAAACACTTTCATCTTTAAACAATTCAACTTGTTGGCCTTCAATGTAAAGCTGGATTCCAATCATTATCTGATGTTATTTATTTTATCAAATGCAAAATCAAAATCAACAGTGTGATTTATTACATTATCATTTATGGATGTTTTAAAAGTAAACGACTTAGTCTTTGGAATAACTGATAGAGTTTTTCCTTCAAACCTCAACCAAACATTTTCAGATAAAAACATTTCCTCAATTGCACTATTAAAACCCTCAAGAACAAATCCAGTGTTTAAAACAATGCTTGACTTAGCATTTACATTGTATCTTTCTCTTTGGCCTTCATTTGTCGAATAGTTCAGGTTTGCTGCATCAATTATGTTTCTGTTGTAAGTTTTGTCAGTGACAGAAAACTTTTCTGTTGATTTTTTAAAAAACCAAACATCATCAATTGCACCAAAGCGATTCACAAAGCTGCATTTTATAGGTGTAAATTTTGGCTCACAAACTCTATTCACTTTAATTGTTTTGACAACTGTTGTGTCATCAGTCGCATAAATTACAACGTCATCCGTATTGCTTGAAGGGACTGTGATGTATTGTATCTTTTGATTTGAGTTTCCAGAATCAGTGACCTGAGTTGTTGTGGACCCAATAACATACTTTCCAACACCTTCAGAAAAGATTGGTATTTTACCAGCAGTGTTTTCTGGTAAATAAATAAGATCTCTTGTTATTAAAGCGTCTGTGCTTAATTCTGGATTTATGCCATCCTCAAATTCACCATATCCATCAAAAGCTAAATATGTAAATGTCTTCGGATTGTTCTGTGTAAAAGCAACATCATTCTCATCAAAATAATTTACTACTGCTGTGGTCCAAATAGTTGGCGATGATCCTAAAGAATAATCATTGTTAAAATTTAAAGTGATATAATCTCGAACCAGCTCAGATATTTCAATCAATATGTTTGATCTAGTCGAGAGTTTTTCTCTTTGAATAGTGTATTTTTTATCTGAAGAGTTGTAATTCCCAGACGTTCCTGTGTATATATATAAATCTACTATGACTCTTTTTAATCCCATTTTTATAGTTGTATTTCACCGCCAAGTGTTCCATCATATGAAGTCTGGCATGTTTTTTCGATAACTTCAACGACTTTTCCATTGTTGTTTATTTTTATTATTGTGAATGTAAGGCCTGGACCAGTCAAAGGGTTTTGAACATATGCCTGTATGCCATAGTATAAATCTAAACCTCGAAATTTACCTCCACCCTGGCAAACTATTGTTCCCAGTAATGATGACCCAATGCCATTTTGAAGATCAATTGTTGTTGTGACTATGTCAGATGCTGCTTTATCTGTGTCACAAAAAGCTCCTTTTAATCCTAAGCCTTCTGTAATATGTGCTGTAAACGATCCGCATGGGTTTGCTGGTGCCTCCTGGGCAATTATTAATGTGCAACTCTTTGATCCTGAATTTGAATATCCAGATGGAACAGTAAAGTCAACAACAACACTTCTTGGAATTGTGCTTGATCCTGTGTTTTCTGCAAAATTTGTGGTGAATGAATTTATTGTCAAAGCTGTTGATCCTAGTGTGACATTTCCTTTAAATGTTGTTCCATTAGATAAAACTCTCCATCCGCTAAAAATCACAGTCTCTGGATTAGTTAATGATTCACCTGGACAAGCTGCTGCTTTTTGTCCTGTTCCATTTTGAACAATTGACACTGGACATCTTGATGGCAATACTCCAGAATTTGTGAATCCATTTGGAATAGTCACATCACAATAAACAGTCACATTTTGATCTGTTGATCCTGGGTTTACTGGTAATCGGTTGCTTGAACTAATTGGTGAACCTCCAGTTAATGCTGCATAAATACTTCCAACTGATCCAAGTCCATTTGGCTTTTGAATTATTTGTCCATCTTGAGAAATTGATCCTCCAGACAAGCCTGCTGTTGAACAGCTAAACGTTGTGCAGTTGTTGATTGTAATTTCAACAGGCTGAACAGCTGTACAACTGTCAGCATCTTGATAAGCTTCAACAAATATTGTTTTAGTGCCACAAGTGCTGAGTGCTGAAAGGACCAGATTGTTCCCTGATATTGATGCATTGATAAAACTTGTGTGATTATTTATTACTCTATATCCTGAAATTGCTGCTCCTGATCCAGAAGCAAATTTTGTGTCAACTGCAATTGTTGCTGTTCCTGTTATTTTAGGAAGTGTTTGATTTGCAATTGTTCCCACTAGAGTTGGACAGTTTGGTGTTGATGCTGCTTCTGGTTGCTGTGTAAAACTGACATCACATTGAATGGTCCCAACAGATGTGTTTGTGTAATTTGATGGAATCTGAATAGTCAGTGTTAAGGTTCTTAGGGTTGCCGTTCCATTTGATGCAATTGCTGGAAAACTGTCATGGCTTTGTCCAACAATCTCTCCATAAGTTAATTCTGGAAGAGTAATCGTTCCATTTGATGCAACTTGAAATCCTAAAGCTCCAGCAGTTTCACAAATAAACTCTTCAGCTGTTTGAACTGGCTCAGTCAAGTTTAAATAAAATGGGCTTCGAGTGTTTATCTTTGTACTCATGTTGTTGTAAATTCTTTAAATTTTTCTTTGATGTCTAAGGCAAAAGCTTGAACTAATTTTTGAGGTAAGTTTTTATAAGCTGAATCAAATGATCTTGTAAAAAAGTATTTTGCTGGTATTCCTGAGAGATAAACACTTCTGGAAATAACATAAATTAAACTTTTTCTTTTTTCTCCGACTCCTCTTATGCCTTTTTTAATTAGATATTTATTGATTCCGCTTTTGATATATCCTTTACCTGTTCCTGATCCAAACTTGTATGGACTTTTTCTGTTGATGTTTCTCTGCTTGCCATACCACAAAGCACCTTTAGGGAGATCTAAAGGATCTTTTCCTGTCACCCCTTGATCAATATATTTAGCGTACTCAACATCTTTCATAAATGGAAATTTTACACTTATGCTGTTTTCCATTGTTTCAACTTCATACCGAATTGAATTGTAAAGATTTCCTTTTGATGGCTTATTGCTTTGAAACTTACTTTTTCTTAAAAGCCTTTTTTGAGATTCCTGAACAACATCCTTTCCAAATTGCTGGAGGACCTGATCAGTGTATTTCATAAAATCATTTAAGTTTCTCATCAGCACTTAGTCATGTCGTTCTGAAGATTAACAGTAAAATCACATGTAATTCCAGCCAAATTGTTCTCAAACCTTTCTTTGAATGGAGTGCATGCAAATGATCCCTGGAGCTCATAGCTGCCATTATAATTTGAAGATCTTGCGATTAAAGCCTGAAGCCTTGCGGCTACATTAATCATATTGTTTATTACATCCATTTCATTATCGTTTCCTCTAGTGCTGTCTGTGACACTATCTTTTGAAAAATCAACAATGTCCATGAACAGAATGCTCATCCCTAAAGAGATTTGATTTGTTTGGATATCAATGTTTTCAATTACAATATGAGCCAGAGGAAAAATTGTGATCTTGTTTAGATCAACCTCATGGATGTCTCCCTGTGTTACAGTGTTGCAAAATGGCTCTGCAATTAAAGAGGCCTTGATGTCATCAATTACTTTGAAATAAGTATTCATATTCTTTTAATAAATTTTGGAGGATTTTTATTAATCTTTTCATTTGTTAAATGAACAAATCCCTCAAGCCATGATATAGCTTCATCAAAATCCATGTCTGGCTCAGTTTTCATAACAATGTCCAGGGCAATAAAAAAATCATAGATTGCTATTTTTGGATGCACTGCTGTGATTCCTATTAAACTGTTTTCGAAAGCTGGCAATAAAACAATTCCTTCATCATCTTGTAGAAGGCTTTTGTCATATAACATGTCAACTAGATCCTCTTTTCCTGTCATTTTTTAATAATGTCTTTTCAAGTTCATTTTTTTCTTTTTCAAACGTCAGCCATGTAAAGCAGGTCTGAATGTTTAATTTTTCAACAGCCTCAAATTTTGTCACATCGCCTGAAGCGAGGCTATACAGTGACGAATAGAATCCGTATTTTTCTGAGAATGCTTGACTGCTCGAAAGTATTCCTTCTTGAGTTTGTCCTGAGAATAATTCTGGATAAGACTCGAGAGTTCTTCTTTTAAATTCAGCAAAAAAAAAACAGCTCCTAAAGCTATGTCAAGAGGCATGTGCTGCATGAATGTTTCTTTGTCTCCATCATATTCCTCAATCAAATAGGACCCATTAAATTCATCTTTAATTGGCCTGTATAAAACTCCCATAGCTTTGTCCATTGTGCTCCAATCGCTAGCAAACGAATCAACATCAACAAACTCACCAAATGTCATGTCTGTTAATTTCGGATGAAAGCCATACTTAACTCCATGCATCTCAAACTTTGTTTTAAGCTTAGGTGTTTGATTAAACATTTCTGACAATACATCAGTCACCTTTTTGACTGAGTTGTATTTAAAATTATTTACATACTTCAGAGGCACATCACAAAAGATTTCAATCATTTTTTTATAAAGAAAATCTTCATCATTGTCATCTGATAATAGCTTTATAAATTTCTGATATTGCTTTAATGTCAATTCAGACAATTTATTTGGCACCGTAAGCTTAAAATTTTGCATTTTGTTTGTTATATATTATAAACGATTGAACTTTGATGATTCGGTCTAGCAATTAGACAAAATGATATTGACCAGCATTGGGATTCTTTAATTGATAGCTCACCGCATATCTGATCGCATCGATTGCATGATTATATTTGTCAACAGGTGTTGAGCTCTTTTTTTCAAGCCAAGCATAATTGTTCAGCTCTCTGATCAAAGGAACGCTCTCTGGTCCGTCATCAATGATTAAATCATAGTCCTGAAGCAGTGAAATCCCATAGGTAATTGATCCCTGACCTTTAATTGCTGGAACAATGTTGCATGTTGTTTTAAGCTCATGAATAAGCCTAGGCTCAGCTGAATCGGCTACCAATAGAGATTGACCTACATGCTTTGAATAAAGCTCTCGTAGCTGTGAGGTTGTTAATCCAGGCAAATAAAAACACAGCTTTAAATAAATGATCCTATTGTTTTTATCAATGCTTGTTTTTACACAGGTGTTTTCATCTTTAGCAAATCCAAAATCAGCTCCAAAAACTGCTGGAGACACCTCTTGGAATTTGCCTAGCTTCCAGTTGTTAAATATGATCCCCTCGGCTTTGTCAATCCAATTGCCTTCAATAACGGCTGAATATCTCTCAGGCCTTCTCTGCTTCATTTGTTCTATCTGTTTGATATAACTTTCCGAAAGATTATTTGCGTTGTCTAGATAGGTTGTGTGGATGTAAGTTGTGTCTGCTTTGCTGAGGTTTGCTCCTGGATCAACTCCTTTGTCCTGATAAAAGCGTTTATATATAAAATGCTCTTTAGTGCTTGGATTCAATAATAGGATGATTCTGTTTTGCTTTTCTTTGCTTCTTACTGACAAGTCAATTTTATCAAATGAGTCCTCATCAATCTCCTCAGCCTCCTCCATGCACCAGGTAGTCACACCTTGCAATGATTTGAGATTTGCTGTCTGGTCCCCTGAGCTGGTCTTTATACCTCTAAATATTATTTTGCTTCCGTTTTCGATGTTTACAATCTCATCCCTGGTGATTTTGAACTTGTGCTCAAGATTAAGCATTTCAATCTTCTCCTTAAATTCAGGAATGATCGACACCGATGCGGATCTCAGCGTGTACCTTGTGAAAAGAATAGTGTGTCCAGGCTCCTCATGAATAAGGCCCAAAAGAAACACACCAGCAAAAAATGATTTTCCTGATCCACGCCCTCCAGTGAGTATTGTGTATCTGGTGTCATTCCAAAATAGTTTGTATTTAGGACTGAAATCAATCTTTATTGCCTGATCCATCCTTAAAATTGAAAAGCGTTCTAAAGTCCACAGAAGGGGTGTCTGAACTTACATCAATAGTTTCCTTAGGTTGACCATAAGCAGAGTCAAGAATTACCTTAGAAGCCGACACATCACCTTGTCTGGCTTTTTTTAACAGAGCGAAATACAACAAATGTTCTTGACTCATGTTTTCACTTTCTCTGGTCACTGGATTTGTTCCCTCAGTTATAAGATTCAAAATCTCTTTTGCAATTGTGCTTCTATTTCGTGCACCCTTTGGCCTTCCCTTTGGATTGCCTGAAACTCCTTTTTTAAATTGGTGTTTTTTTATATCATCTTTTGCCATATGTGCTGTAATTGTGCTGTATTTAATTTAAAACCTGCTTTCACAAGTTTGAATTGATGGGTATGGATTTTTCCCTGAATGATACCCAATCATTTCATTTATGTATTTTCTGTGATTTTCTTTTCTAGTATATTTTAAAACAGAAGTGTAATATTTAATCATGTCTTCAGGAGTTATTTCTCTTTTATCTTTTATCATAAACAGTAAGGCATAAATCAATTAATGGTAAATAAAGAACATAGTCAATGCAGTCCTTTTGTTCGTAATGTCTAAACCCAAACAATATGCCTGGATATATTCCAAGAGTCAGTTCCCAATCATTTTCCACAACAATCACATTTTATAGGATCAACACCAGATCTATCAGGGTCAAAGTCTAAGTTTTCATCAACAAAATCAATTGGTAAATCGATTCCCCATTCATAAAGTTCATTCTCATCCCATCCATTAGCTAGATCATCCCAGTTCCAGTCTCCAGATTTAGTGTTGTCTTTTATTATAAATTCATTTTGTTTCTCAATACTCCATCCTGTTGCTTGATCAATCCAAATTTCTTTGAATCCTGCTTCTTCTGCTGCTCTTAATCTTTGATTGCCTCCTAAAACTTGAAGATCCTCATTTACAATCAGCGGCCTTTTCTCTAGCATTTCAGGGAATGACTTTATACTTTGAACAAGTTTTTCAAACTTTGCATCTTTTATGACTCTTGGATTGTTTGGATGCTTTTTAAGTTTGTATATTTTTTCAAGTCTTTTATCCTGCATAATCTTGTAATTTTTCTCTGAGGTTTTGTATTATTCCAGCTAGGCATGGAGCACAACTAGAAGGAATCTGATTGTCTTTGTTTACCCGATTGTAAATTGCATATATCATATCTCGCTGCTCATATGAATCAAGCTTTGAATTGTTGTATGTTTTAAAGAAATCTGTCAAATAATTAAACTCATCTTTTTTTAGCATGCCTTTTGACGGAAACCACTCATTAAGTATTTCTTGTCTTTTATTACAATTGCAAGGCTGGTCTGTGATCTCAGATACTTTGTCAACAATTTTTTTGATTCCAGACGCTTTTGTCAATTTTGCAATTTTATCTCCTAGTCCTTTATCTTTCATAATACTTGTCTTTAAACTTGTTTCTAATTTTTACTTTACATCTTTTTACTGTTCTGTAAATTGTAGAAATTGAAAGCTTTGTTTCATTGCTCATCAATGTTTTGTGTTCTTTAAATTCATATCGATAGAGATTGAATAGTTTTTTATCGAACCAATAAAAAGTGTCCACATAATCGTTTACATCTTTTAGAATTGTTTCATCAAAGTCCTGATCAATTGATTCCTGAATAATGTTTTGCTTTTCTCTTTTACTCAGTTTTGTGTAATCAAATCTTTTGTATTTGTTTTCTCTTCTCAATTTATCAATAAACATGTTTTTCAATGTTGTATATATATTCAACGACTGACCATTATAAAATCGGTCAAGAAATTTTTGAACCTCAGCAGGCTTATCTTCTATTTTGTCAATTTCATTTTGAATTTTTACATATAAATCATGAGTCAGATCTTCATGATACATGCCCTTTTTTCTGGTGTAATTGTATTCAATCCTTTCCACTAGCGTTTTTATTTCGTCATAATTATCCCAGATGATTTTTAAAGCTTCTTTTTTTGTCATGTTTTTTTATTTAGAGCTTTGTATTTTTCAATAATTTCGATTAGATAAAACCGATCCCATTTAAACCTAGACCTTTTACTCATCTGATTTGTGAGCTCGAGTTTGTCAAATCGATCCTGACCAATCCTGTTGATCAGTTCTGTTCGGTATGGAAGAAGATTTCCAGAAAGAAAGTAATTGCATTTTTTGCACTGGCCATGAACATTTTCCTGGTTGAATCTTGTTTCTGGGAAATTTCCTGCTGAATAAAAGTGACCAGCCTGGAGTGTTGTGTATTTGCCACAGGAGACACAAGGCTTTTCTTTGTCTCTCTCTCTGATAAATTTGTGGAAGTGTCGGACAGCTGTTGCTTTGAGCTGGCTCAGTGTCTTTCCTTTATATTTTTGAATGTTCATACTCGATTTTTTATAATCGAGCGAGTGGCTTTGTAAATAAAAGAATTATCTCATTAACAATTTTGGCTAATTTAGCTGAGTTATTAACCAAAAACCCCAGGATTTCTCCTAGGGTTCTGATCTAAAAACTAAAAACTAAAAATGAAAAATTTGATCAGTAAGGTTGATCAGTCCATTCTTTTAAAAAGGGAGATCATCATCTTTTTTTTGTGCTGGCTCAGTTCCAGAAATTATCTGATTTGTGGTGTCCCAGTCATGTGCAGTCTTTTTGATGCTGGCTAATTTGTCAGAATTAAAATACTTGACAACTCCTTGAGGGTTTATCCATTCTCTTCCTCCAGCCCAGAAATCGACTGTGACTTTGTCTCCCTTTGATATTTTGTCCAGGTCAACACATTTGTCCTGTGTTGCCTCAATCATTCTAAATTGAGGATATTTGTCCCCATTGTCTGTAATGACGAGTTCTCGCTTTTGGAATCCATTGGATCCGATTGTCTGTGTTTGACCGACAGATAC